TTACTCGCGTTCGATCAGCAGCGACTCGCGGACGCGATCCGTGAGAATCTTTCGGCTGATGTTGCCGAAGCGCAGGGGAGCGTCGTCGGGAAGGGAGGGCACGTCGATGCCGTTGTGACGGTTTATCTCGTCGACGATTTCTTCGATGGCGCCGCCAAGACTGTCGATCGCGCACGCGAGAGCGTTCAGGTTGGGGTTCTTCGAGGGGGTGAACTCTGCGAGGTGCGCGCTCGCCGCGTCCAGACAGTCCGTGAGGGTGCGCTCGAAGACCTCGGCCCGCGTGTGACTCATGATTCTTCTCCTTCGGTGGGTTTCCCGGAGCGGTCGTCGGCTCCGGGTCTTGTGGTTGGCGCCTCCGAGCCTACCGAAGGAGACCTCTCTCACGTGGCGGTATCGAGCGAGCAGCTGGCCGTGCGCAAGGAGGTCGCGATCCTGGTGAACCGGGCGAAGCGCCTCCTTGCCCGCGCCTGGCACGCGGGCAGTCCGTCGATGACCGAGGACCCGGAGCTGGCGCGTCTACTCGGCGGTCCCCTGTACAGCGTGGAGTCCTGCCTTTGGCGAGCATCCGCCGCCCTCAACCACCTCGTCGGGTTCGCGGACGCCGACGTAATTGCTTCGGATTTGGGGGTGGACGAATGAGCGCCCCCGCCCGCCGTCCGCGCCGGTACCGTGTCGATTGGATGCAGCTTGTCGCCGCTCTGGTCATGATCGTCTCCTACGCCGCCGTGATCGTCCTTTGCTTCGCGCCGGTGCCGCCCTCGCCGCTGGCGACCCCCGCCATGCTCGTGTGCCTTGGATCGACGACGATCTGGCTGTCCCGACGCGAGGAGCACAACGGGGGTGAGCAGCGATGACGGTGGGAACTATGAGGGCCCTCGCGGCGCGCAGGATGATACTCGGAGCCAAGCCCTTCGGCGCGCTCGATCCTGTTCGTCGCGATGCACTCTTCGTATCCATGGACGTGCATCGGCACATGTACGAGGTCGCCGCCGAGGTCGAGGACCTGGGCCACCCGGCGGACGCAGACCGCGTTTACGCCATCGCCGACAAGCTGCTGAGGGAGGCCGCGCGATGAGGCCCCGCCCATGCCGCATGTTCAGTTGCGAGTTCATCGGGCACCTGCGCGGCTACTACTGCCAGGGCTGCCCGTACCTGGCCGCGCTGCCCGCGATCCCCGATCCGGTGCCCGCGCCGTGGGACGAGGAGGTGGACGGTGAGTAGGCCGGTCCCCTTGCGCCCGTCGGCGGGCGCTGACGTGCTCACGCTGACCTCGGCCCTGGCCCGCGCCGGGTGGGGCGAGGGGCTGGCGGTCCCGACGTTCCGGGGCGCGCGGGTCATGCTCCGCGAGCTGGCGAACGCCATGTTCGAGGCCCGCCAGGGCCGCAGGGCGTCCATCGATATCACCGGCCCGCAGCTGGCCGACCGGACGGGCTACTCGGACCGGTGGGTGCGCGAATCCCTGGCGACCCTGGAGGGCCTGGGCCTGATCGAGTGGTACCGGGGCGGGATCGTGGAGGGCGCCCCCAAGCCGTCCCTGATCCGCATCGTGAAGTCCACCCTCGCCGACTTCGTGCTCGCCGCTCGCCGCTGGCACGACGACGTGCTCGACGCCCGGATCGTCGCGGTGAAGACCCGCATCAAGGCGACGACGATCTGGCGTCTTTGCCGGGGCCGGAAGAAGCGCCGCGATCCCCATGCGGAAGTGGCTTCTATCCTCCCCCTCTTCGAGGGAAGGAAGGGCGCACCCGCTGGGGTTGCGCGCCCTGGTCCTTCGTCCCTCAAACCGAATGTTCCGCAGGAAACAACGAAAGGCAACGACATGAGCAACTACCCGAGCGAGGAGTTCATGCCCCTCGTGTGCGGCCACGGGGCCAGCGCCCCGAGGTTCTGCAACCGGTGCCGGTCCGAGGGCTGGCAGCAACAGCAACGGGCCGAACAGGCGCGCCAGCGCGCAGCTGAGGAAAGGGCCGCCGAGGCGGCCCGCAAAGACGAGGAGCAGGCGGCACTGCCCACCCCGTTCGAGGAGTACATGCGCGCCGCCTACCCGGACGCGACGCCCAGGCAGTGGGGACGCCTGGCCCTGGCTGACCCGGAGGCCAAGCGATTGGTGAGGGAGTCGGTGCGATGAGCAGGACGACCATGCCCAGTGCGGGTGAGGACGCGGGCCCGTACATCGTGGACGCAGCCGGTGACATCCTCCTGATCTGCGACCGCATCCTGGAGATGACCAACGCGGACAGCCCGTACTCGATGAGCTGCAACCAGATGGCCATAGCCATGGACACCAACTCGATTGGCTTCCTCGCCAAGGAGATCATGGCCGAAGCCAACGGCGTCGCGGCCATGCGCCGCAGCCTGGAGGCCGGGCACGGGGCCGACGGTGAGTAGGTGGGGCGGGCGCCGGGTCGCCCGGTTGAAGTGGCAGATCGCCGCAGTGCACGGCACGCGATGCTGGGTGTGCGGGCGGCTGATCGACATGGGCCGCGCGTACCCCGACCCGCTGAGCGCGTCGGTCGAGCACACGGTGCCGAGGTCGAAGGGAGGAGGCGACAGCCTCGCCGTCCTGCGCCTCTCGCATCTCGTGTGCAACGAGTCGAGGGGTGCCGGTCCGCGCCGTGGCCGGTTTTCGCGGCCTCCGGTCCGGTCGCCGATTGTGGCCGGTCTGTTTTAAGGCGCCCACCCCACGGAAGCCCCGCCCCCAGCTTCCTTCTCCCCCCGGAATCTGGGTAAAACGGGGCGAAAAAGCCAGGAAAGCACACGGAACACAGGAAAAAACTATGATCGCCACCGAACCCGCGTTGTTCCCCGCCAGTGAGGGCGGGGGCACCCCCATGGGGCCGGGTCCCATCGAGCAGAAGGTGAGGGAAACCCTCGATGGGCTCGCCGCTGACGGCCTCATGATCGGCAAGTACATCGCCGTCTCCGCGACGCTCCTCTCGACGGCCCGCGCGGTCGATAGGGGAATGGAGGGCGGACCGAGGGGCGTATCGGTCGCAACCGCCCAGCTGACGAAGATGCTCCTCGAATCCCTGGAGAGTCTTCCCGAGCCCCTGACCGGCCAGGAACCCTACTTCGACGCCCTCGACGCCCAGCTCCAGGCCCTCACGAAGGAAGCGCTCGCATGACCGCCGCCTACGCCACCGCCCGCAGCCACGAGCGACCGACGTTCGGGCGCCGGGTCGCCCACGTCGCCGCCCACGTCATGGGGACGCCGCTCATGCCATGGCAGCTCCAGGTCGCGGACGTTGCGCTCGAACTGGACACGGAGCGGCCCGGCGAATGGGCGTACCCCACGGTCATCGTCACGGTGCCGCGCCAGTCCGGGAAGACGGCCCTCATGCGCGCCGTCGCCGCCGACCGCCTTCTCGCTTACCGCGACCACCGTATTCAGATGACCGCGCAGACCGGCAAGGACGCGCGCAAGCGCTGGGACCAGATCACCGAGGCGCTGGACGTTGACCACCACCCCAGGGCGTTCAAGAAGTACGCGTCCAAGGGCTCCGAGGTCCTGACGTACCTGCGCACCGGATCGTCCCTCAGCCCGTTCGCGCCGACCCCCACCGCCGTCCACGGCGACAGCCTGAACCTCGTGATGATCGACGAGGCGTGGGCGTTCGACGAGGAGTCGGGGACGGCGCTCACCGCCGCCATCAACCCGACGTTCGCGACCGTCCTCGACTCCCAGCTCTGGATCGTCTCGACGAAGGGGACCGCGAAGTCGGCGTACCTGAACCGCCTCATCGCGTCCGGGCGCGCCGCGACCGAGGATCCGGCGAGCCGGGTCGCCTACTTCGAGTGGAGCGCCGACCCGGACCTCGCCGACGCGGACCCCTACGGGCGCGACACGCTGGCCTTCCACCCAGCCCTTGGGCACACGCAGACCTACGACAAGATTCTCACCCTCGGTCGGGACGAGCCCCTGGCGACGTGGAAGCGCTCATACCTGAACCTGGAGGACATGACGGGCGAGACCTGCGTGATCGACCTGGCGATCTGGGACAGCCTGGCCCGCCCCGCCGACGAGATCGACCCACCGGCCCCGGGCCTCATCTCGGTCGCGTTCGACGTTGCAGCCGACGGGTCGGCGGCCACGATCTACGGCGCCTGGAGGGCGGGGGACGACACTCAGGCCGTGTGCCTGGCCGCCCAGCCCGGCACGGCGTGGGTCACCGATGCCGTCGCGCGCCTGCACCGCGCCGGGTATACGGACATCACCGCTGACCCGCACGGCCCCGCCGTGACCGCCATAGACGAGCTCACCGACGCTGGCGTGCCGATCCGCACCGTGACCGCGCGCGAGTACGCCGCCGCCTGCCAGTGGCTGATCGACAAGTCGCGCACGGGGGACGTGCTCCACGACGGCGACCCCGCGACCCGCGCCGCGCTCGACCACGCGGAGACCCGTCCCGTGGCCGGGACGCTGGCGTTCTCCGCAGCCCACAGCCCCGACCCAATCGACGCGATCCGCGCCCTCGCCATGGCCGCCCAGCGCGCCGCCACCCGCCGAACCCGTCTCCAGCTCTTCTAGGCCAGAATGTCATGACCCGCTGCACCAGCTACCGAATCCGAATCGACTCCGCCGCCTATACGTTCCTCGCCTACTGCACCTGCGGGTGGAGGGACTGGATTCCGCGTGTTTCCAACGTCGAAGCCTGGAGGGCGGGCCGCGATCACGAGGCGTCGTGCCACCCCCACGGGCGCCAGGCCGCCCGCGCCTACGCGGACGCGACACGCCGCGCGCTGCGGAAATAGCGAACACCCTGTGGTGACCTTCTCGGCATGAAGCTACTGGCCGCATTCGGTATCCACGCCCGCGAGGAGGCGCGACCCGTCTCGCCCCGGGTCCTGCCCCCGGCGCGCCGCGAGGCGGTCGCCCTCGACGAGATCGTGGGCCTCGACGCGGTGTTCCGCGCACTGTCCTACCTCCAGACCCTCGCCGGTCAGCTCACGATTGACGCCTGGCGCGGAACCGAGCCCATCGCCAGCGCGGTCGTCGCCCGCCCCGACGCCTGGCGCACGCAGCGCCAGTGGGTCATCGAGACCGTCGCCTCCCTCAGCCTCACCGGGAACGCGTTCTGGCGCATCCGCCGCGACAAGGACTCGGGCGCGATCCTGAACCTGGACGTGCTCGACGCCTCGCGCGTCGCCGTCGCCCTCGACGCCAACCGCCAAGCGCACTACACCATCGACGGCACCGAGGTCCCGCCCACGGAGATCGCGCACCTGCGGTACCTGACCATCCCGGGCCGCGCCCTCGGCCTCGGCCCCATCCAGGCCGCACGCGCGGGCCTGACCGGCATGGTCCGCGTCGCCCGCTACGCGGACAACCTGTTCACCAGGGGCGGAACGCCGTCGGGAATCCTGTCCACCAGCCAGCCGCTCACCCGCGAGCAGGCCGCCGAGGCCGCCGCCGAGTGGGACGAGAAGCAGACCGCCGGGAAGACCGCCGTCCTCGGCCATGACCTCGACTACAAGCCCGTCGGCGTCAAGCCCTCCGAGCTCCAGTGGCTCGACTCCCAGAAGTGGAGCGTCGTCCGCGTGGCCAGGCTCTTCGGCATCCCCCCGGCCAAGCTCGCCGTGGCCATCGAGGGCGCGTCCCTGACCTACAACAACATCGAGCAAGCCACCCTCGACATGCTCCGCGACACCCTCATGGGCTACCTCGCGCCAATCGAGGACATGCTCACCTGGCTCCTCCCGCGCGGGCAGTCCGTGCGCTTCAACCTCGACGCCGTGCTCCGCCCCGACACCAAGACCCGGTACGAGGCCCACGAGATCGGCCTCCGCGCCGGATTCCTCACCGTCGATGAGGTGCGCGGGATCGAGGGCCTGACCCCACTCACCACCGCACCAGCCCAGGAGGCAGCACAATGAACGTCCGCACCGCAACCCTCACCGTCCCCCTCGCCGTCCGCGCCGCCGACGCCGAGACCCGCGAGTTCACCGCAATCGGCGTGCCGTTCGGCGCGATCTACGACATGGGATTTGGGTACCGCGAGCGGTTCGAGCGGGGCAGCGTCGATGCCTCCGAGGCCGTGCTCGCCTACCAGCACCGCACGCCCATCGGGACCATCACCAGCGCCCGCGACACCGACGAGGGCCTGGAGATCACCGCCCGCATCTCCCAGACCCCGACCGGTGACGAGGTGTACACCCTCTTGCGCGACGGCGTGCTCCGCTCCATGAGCATCGGCTTCGAGCTCCTGGAGGCCCGCGAGGAGATCGAGGACGGCGAGCCCATCACCACCATCACCAGCGCCCGCGCCGTCGAGTTCTCCGTCGTCCTGAACCCCGCGTACAAGGACGCCAAGATCACCGACGTGCGAGCCGCACAAACCCCCACGGAAGGAACCCCCATGCCCAACGCCACCGACGCCACCGAGACCATCGAGGAGCTGCGCGCCCACATCGACGACCTCGACCGCCGGGTCGCGCTCGCCGCGCAGCCCGCCCCCGCCCCCGTCGCCGACACGCGCAGCGTCGGCGAGTTCGTCAAGGCCCTCGCCTCCGGCGACGAGCAGGCCCGCGAGGCCATCGCCCCCCTCATGCGCCGCGACTACGCGGGCGGGAAGACCGCCGACGACGGCCTCACCGCCGGGCACCCGCAGTTCATGAAGGACCTCACCCGGATCATCGAGGAGGCGAACCCCCTGGCCCGCCACTTCTCCACCGGTTCGCTGCCCGCCGAGGGCATGACCCTGGAGTTCCTGGAGCTCAAGGACAACACCGTCAAGGTCGCCGAGCAGAAGAAGGAGGGCGACGCCCTTCCCACCGGCAACGTCAGCACGAAGGTCCGCACGGCGGACATCCACACGTGGGGCGGCGCGTCGTCCATGTCGTTCCAGGAAATCCAGCGCACGCGGACCAACATGGTGGACCTGACCGTGAAGGCCATGGCCGCCGCCGCCGGGAAGACCGCAGCCGCGTTCTTCCACTCCTCCTACGAGACCCAGACCAAGGCGTCCACGGCCAGCATCACCATCTCCAAGGCCATCGACGCCCTGACCTATCCCGACCTCCTCGCGATGCTCGTGGACGCGAACTCGATGTTCCAGGAGCTCGGCGCGCCGATCACGGGCCTCATCGTGGACCGCGCGACGTTCCTCAAGATCGGGGCGCTGGAGACCTCCAGCGGCGTCCCCTACATGGCGATCACCGGGCACGGCACCGGCACCATCGGCACCCTCTCCGCCGACGTGCTCTCCGGCCAGCTCGGCAACGTGACCGTGATCCCCGACCTCAAGGCCACCAGCGCCCGCGGAGAGAAGGTCGCGGGCACGTTCTTCAACGCCGACGCGATCCGCGTCTACACGTCCGGGCTCGCCCACCTCCAGGACGACGCGATCCTCACCCTCACGCGGGATATGAGCGTCTACTACTACTCGGCCGTCGCCGTCGAGCGCCCCGACCTGCTCGTCCCCCTCAAGATCGGGGCGTGACGTGGAGGCCCCCAGCGCCGCCGAGATCGACGCCCTCAAGGCGTACCTGCGTTCGCCTTCGGCCACCAGCGACGAGATCGCGCCCGTGCTCATGAGCGCCCGCCTCCTTGTGCACCGGCACATCGAGGGGTGCGAGGTGCCCGCCGAGATCGTCGCCATCGCCGTCAACAAGGTCGCCGCCGAGCTCTGGGCAGCCCGCGACGCGACCGGCGGCATCGTCAGCGGGTTCACCGACGACGGGAGTGGGGGCATCCGCCTGGCCCGCGACCCCATGGTGGCGGCCCGCCCAGTGCTCGCCCCGTGGGTGGGACCGGTGTTCGCATGAACGTCCTCACCGCCGCGCGCCAGGGCCTCGCCGACCTGCTCTCCGACCGCATCCACGGCCTGGAGGTCGTCGCCCACGACGTGGACCGCCCTGCGCCCCCGCAGATCGTCATCACCCCGGCCACGCCGTGGGTCGAGGCCGCAGACAGCGCGGGCTTCCAGACCCGCCACCAGGTCACCCTGCGCGTCCTGTGCGTCTCCACGCGCGGCAAGCAGACCGACCAGATCGAGGCCCTGGAGGAGATGGCCGCCGCCGTCCTCCAGGTCCTCGACCCCACCGACTGGGCCGTCACCGAGATCAGCCCGCCGTTCTACCTCCAGGGCGACCAGTTCACCCTTCCGGCCACGTCGATCGACGTGACCACCCGAATCCACCAGTGAAAGGACACACATCATGGCCCCCGAACCCCCCAAGATCACCGTGAAGGAATCCCCCCGCATCAAGGGGAAGAAGCTCGGCTTCAAGCTCAACGACAAAGACGTATGGCCCGATATGAGCGAAGCTCAGATGGAGCCCTCCGACTCCGACTCCACCGCGACCTTCGGGTCCATCGGCGCGGGCGGAACCCAGATGAAGCTCAAGGTCGCCGGTATCGTCTCCACCGCGTCGGTGAGCCTCTGGCGCCTCCTCTTCGACAACGTCGGCAAGGACATCCCCTTCATGTTCGCGCCCAACGGCAACGAGACCCCAAACGCCGACCAGCCCCACTACACGGGCGTGTGCACCATCTCCACGCCCCCGACCCTGCCCGTCAAGGTCAACGAGGAATCCACGTTCGACCTGGAGCTGCCGGTCATCTCCTGGGAGCAGAAGACGAGCGCCTGACGTGGAAGTCGCATTCAAGGTCGAGGGCCTGGCCCGCGCGATCCGCGCCGCCGAGCAAGCCGGTGCGGACGCCGAGAACATGCGCGACCTCATGCACTCGATAGGCGAGATCGTCGCCGCCCGGGGCCGGGCACTCGCCCCCGCACGCACCGGGCGGCTCCGCGCCGCGATCCGCGCCGGACGCGGCAAGACAAAGGCCGTCGTCCGCGCGGGCTACGAAAGCAAGCGCCTGCCCTACGCGGGCGTCGTGCACTACGGCTGGCCCGCGCGCCGCCACCCGCCGAACCCCTTCATGGTCCGCGCCGTCGAGCAAACCCGCTCCCAGGTCATCGACCGCCTCGAAACCGGGTTGGGCGACATCCTCACCCGGAACAACCTCAAGTAGACAGGAAACCCCCGTGAACTTCGACTCCCTCACCGTCGCCGAGATCATCGACCTGGAGGACATCTCCGGCCAGGCCCTCGCCACCATCGACGCCGATAAGCCCATCGGGCGCGTCCTCCAGGGCCTCGTGTACATCATGAGCCGCCGCGCCGGGACGCCGCGCACCCTCGACGAGATCGCGCAAATGCCCATGGGCGAGGCGAACAAGATCATCGCCCCACTCGTCGACGAAGGGGGCGCGCCGGACCCCGAGTGAGGGAGCGTGCCCGCCTCATGGCCAGCGTGTGCGTGGCGGCGGGCATGTCTCCCAGCGAGTACAAGAACTTGACCCTGGTCGAGCTCGAAGAGTTCATCAAGGTCCTCAAGAAACGCAAGTAGAAAGGGTGGTCCGGTGGGGCGCCAAACCGTCATCGTCTCCGTCCTCGCCAACACCAGCGGATTCAAGTCCGGGATGGGCGAGGTCGCCGGTGTGCTCTCCGGCCTTGGCTCCAAGCTGGCCGGTGCGGCGAAGACCGGCGTCGCCGCCGTCGGCGCCATCAGCGGCGCCATCGCCGCGCTCGCCGCGAAGAAGGGCATCAGCCGCGCAATGGCCATCGAGGACGCCGAGGCGAAGCTCCGTGCCCTGGGCGCCACCACCGAGACCGTCAAACAGGTCACGAACGACGCCCTGGCCTCCGTCAAGGGCACCGCGTTCGGCCTCGACGCCGCCGCGACGACAGCGGCGTCCGCGCTCGCCGCGCAGATCAAGCCCGGCAAGGAGCTGCAACGCTACCTCGGCCTCGTCGCGGACACCGCGCAGATCGCGGGCACCAGCATGGAGGAGATGGGCGCGATCTTCGGGAAGGTCGCGACCAACCAGAAGGTCACCACCCAGGAGATGAACCAGCTGGCCGACCGGGGCATCCCCATCTGGAAGTACCTCAGCGAGTCGATGGGCGTGACCACCGAGGAGCTGCGGAAGATGGTCACCGAGGGCAAGGTCAGCCTCGACGACTTCCTCGCCGCCGTCGAGACGAACATCGCGGGCGCGGGCCGGATCATGGCCGACACCACAAAAGGCGCGTTCGCGAACATGGGCGCCGCCCTCGGGCGCCTCGGAGCCGTCGCCGTCTCGCCCGTCTTCCCGCAGATCAAAACCCTCTTCCAGGAGGCGACCAAGGGCATCGACGGGATCACGACTGCGCTCAGCCCCTTCGCCGCCGCCCTCGCCGACTCCCTCGGCCCCAAGATCGCCGCCGCCCTCGACGGCACCGGCCAGAAGTTCGCGGACTTCGCGACCAGCGTCCCCGAACGCCTCGCCCCCGTCATCGCCGCCGTCAAAGGCGTGTTCTCCGGCCTCGGCGGCGTCCTCGAACCCGTCGTCGCCCAGATCGGCGCCCACATCGAGACCATCAGCGGGGCGTTCTCCGCCGCCGTTGGCGTGATCGCGCCCATCGCCGCCCAGATCGGGGAAGCCTTCGCGCCCGTGCTCCCCGCCCTCGCCGACCTCATCCCCGTCGTCGCCCAGATCGCGGGGGCGTTCAGCCCCGTCCACCTCATCTTCCAGGCCCTCGCCCCGATCCTCCCGGTCGTCGCCAAGGCCGTCGGCGACCTCGCCGCCAGCATCGGGGGCGCCCTCGCCAAAGCGCTGCCCGCCATCACCCCCGTCCTCCAGGGCTTCGCCGACACCCTCACCACGGGCCTGGCGGACGCCATGCCCAAAATCGTCGACGTTCTCGGCAAGGTCGCCGGCGTCCTCGGCGGCCTTCTCTACACCGCGCTATCGTCCCTGCTGCCCACCCTGGGCGAGCTCGCCTCGTCCCTCGCGGGCGCCCTCGCGCCGGTCCTGCCCACCATCGCGGACCTGTTCACCCAGATCGCCCAGGTCGTCGGGACCACCGTCGTCCCCATGATCGCCCAGCTCATCCCCATCCTCGGGCGCGTCATCGAGGCGGTCGTCTCCGCGCTCGTGCCAGTCCTCCCCGCCCTCGGGACGCTCCTCCAGGCCGTCGGCGCCGTGATCGGGTCCATCGTCGCCGCCCTCACTCCGCTCCTGCCCGTCGTCATGCAGCTCATCGACACCCTCGTGACGGCCCTCGCCCCCCTCCTGCCCGTCGTTGCCCAGCTCATCGCCAGCATCGCGGAGTTCGTCGGCCAGCTCGTGACGGCCCTCGCCCCGCTCATCGAGGCCCTGGTCTCCGCCCTCGCGCCCATCCTGTCCGTCATCATCGCCGTCCTCACCCCGATCATCGACGCGGTGAGCATGGTCGCCCAGGTCGTTGGGACCGTGCTCTCCGCAGCGATCCAGCTCATCACCCCCATCATCAGCGGAGTCGTCGGCGTGCTCTCCGAGTTCGCGGCCCTGCTCACCGGAACCGTCGGCGGCGCGGTCCAGGCCGTCGCCGCCGTGTTCACCGGCGCCTGGAACGCCATCGCCGCCGTGACTTCGGCGGTGTGGTCCGCGATCAGCGGCGTAATCAGCGGTGTCGTCGGCGCCATCAGCGGCGCCATCAGCGGCTTCGTCTCGGGCGTCCTCGGATTCTTCAACAGCCTCCGCTCCGGGATCACCAGCGCCATCAGCGGGGCCATGAGCTCTCTCACCAGCGCCATCAGCTCCGGCATCTCCACCGCGATCAGCTACGTCGCCTCCCTGCCCGGCAAGGCTGCCTCCGCCCTCGGGAGCATCGGCTCGACCCTCCTCAGCGCGGGCCGGTCGCTGATCCAAGGGTTCATCGACGGCATCCTCGGCATGTTCTCCGCCGTCAAGGACACCCTGGGGAACCTCACGAGCTGGCTCACCAGCTGGAAGGGCCCCGAAGACCTCGACAAGCGCATCCTCACCCCGGCGGGCCGATTCGTCATCCAGGGCTTCATCCGGGGCCTCGAATCCCAGTACCCCGCCGTCCGCGCCAGCCTCCAGGGCCTCACCCGCGACGTGGGCGCCACCGCCATCCTCACCCCCGACTCCGCCCTCGACCTCGGCACCGGGCGCACCGTCAACGTCTACACGATCAACGTCACCGCCGAAATGCTCACCCCGAGCCTGGACGCGGGCCGCGTCATCGCCCAGTCCATCGAGCAGTACACCCGCCTGAACGGAGCCGGACGATGACCCAGCTTCCCCCGCCCCCGCCCGCCGAGTGGATCGGCTGCGACATCCTGTCCATCACCCCCGCTGGCACCAGCATCCGCCGCCGCACCGGCGCCAGCGCGGTCACGATCCCCATCACCAACCTCGTGCCCGGCCACCGCCTCATGGTCACCATCGAGATCACCACCGGCGCTGGCGGCTGCGTCCTCTCCATCGGCGACACCGCGCGCCGCTACTACGGTCCCGGCCCCCACACACTCACCGCCCCCTGCACCGCCGCCGCCCACCTCGACGCCCACATATCCGGCGCCACCACCGCGACCGTCACCCGCCTCACCATCGACGACGCCACTCCCATTCCCGCCCACCCCGAGCCCCGCCACGTCCTGAGCCTGCAAGCCCAGTACTCACCGGCATGGCTGACCGGCCTCCGCCTCGACACCGACCGCTGGGACCGCGCCTCGTGGACGAGGGGCGCCCCCAAGCCCTGGCAACTCGTGTGGAACCAAACACGGTGGGACACCCGCGCCTGGGACCAGGAGACGGCAAGCCTCATCTGGCAGGACATCACCCCCCACATCTCCTCGATCACCACCGTGCGCGGCGTCAAGGCCGACGGCCCAGTCATCACCGCCAGCGTCGGCACCCTCACCGCAACCTCCCTCGGCGGCCTCGCCCCCCGCGCGACCGGCATCCACCACGGCACCCCCGTGCACCTCATCCACTGGCCCAGTCGAACCCGGGTGTTCACCGGCGTCATCACCGACCTCACCGTCACCCCCGCCAAGCCGCGCGCGAGAATCCCCTACACCGTCGAGCTCACCGCCTCCGACGCCGTTGCCCTCACCGCCGCCGTCAAGCGCTACGGCGCCCGCGCCGAGGGCGGCGACGGCACCGAGACGTGGGCCGCCCGCGTCGCCCGCGTCATGCGTTCCGCCCCGTACCTCGCCTACACGATCCCCTCCACGTCCTACGCGGCCATGCGGCCCATCGTCTGGGAGACCAGCCTCGCAAAGCACATCGACGCCCTCGCCGCCTCCGTCGGCGGCTCGTGGACCGTCCACCGCGACAACACCATCGAGATCACCAGCGCCCGCCCCGGGTACACCCCTGCCCTCACCCTCACCGACGCCACCGACACCGACATCAGCGCCGGAATCTGGTCCTACTCCGATATCGCGACCGCATGGTCGAGCTCCGAGACGATCAGCTCGATCACCGTCACGAACCACGGCGCCCACATCGATGACAAAGGAGAATGGCGCGCCGACGACACCGAGACCACCGTCACCGACCCAACCGCGACCGAGGCATGGGCCGGATCGACCGCGAAGGTCGATATGACTCTCGCCTCCGGCGTCGCCGAGGCGGCCCGCGCCCTCCTGCGCCGCGCGACCGACCTCCCCATCCCCTCATCCGTCACCCTATGGGCCTGCCATGAGCACGGTCCCGCAGACCGCGCCCGCCTCATGGCCCGCGCCGCCACCCTCGACCCCCTCACCCCCGCCCGCGTCATCCTGCGCTCCGAGACATCCGCCGTGCTCATCACCAGCATCCGCCACCAGATCACCCCCACCAAGTGGGACACCCGCCTCACCCTCACCCCCAACCGATAGGACCCCACGATGAAGAAGTTCGTACCCGGCGAGATCGCCCGCGCCGAAGACGTGAACGGAAACTTCGACGAGCTCAAGCAAGCCATCGACGCCCTCACCGGCGCCCTCCAGACCGGCGCAATCAGCCTGGGCAACATCGGCCCCGGCGACAACACCGACGCGACGATCAAGTTCCCCAAGCCCTTCACCCGCCCCCCCAAGGTCTTCCTCCAGACGGGGAACCAGCGGCTCATCCTGGCCGCCTACGACATCACCCCCACCAGCTTCCACTACTGGGCCTACAACAACACCAGCGGCATATCGGCGTCCACTGAGCTCATGTGGCTCGCCGTCGGCCTCTAATAGCGAAAGGACACGCAATGACCACAGCGGTCGATGTATTCACCGCGCGCCTCGCCTGGATGATGGTCCAAGCGGACGGCGGCTACAGCCAGCCCCACCGCCTCGACGTGCGCCGCACGCGCGGCGTGTGGGACCCCGGCTTCACGTTCGAGGGGGATTGCTCCTCGTGCGTCCTGGAGGCCGCCTACCAGGCTGGCCTGCCCACGGGCGCCGCGTCCTACACCGGCGACATGCGCGGCGAGCTCGCCGCCGCCGGGTGGGCCGTGATCCCCTACGCCGCGACCGGCGGCGACCTCGACAACCTCGCCCCCGGCGACGTGCTCCTGTCCGAGGCCGCGTCCGGCGGCGTCGGCCACACCGGCGGACTCATCCCCGGCGGCCTCGTCGCCGAGGCGTGGATCGACGGTCGCGGAGACATCATGGGCTCCGCCGAGGGCGACGGCCCCGGAGACGACACCGGCGGCGAGACGAGGGTTATCGACTTCTACTCCCACCCCTACACCGTGCGGGGGCTCTGGACCCACGTCCTGCGCCCCCCAGTCCTCGACGCCGCAGATGCGAGCGCCGAACCCACCCCCACACCGAAAGGACAAACAATGCTAGGAATCACATACACCGCCAACGAATACGGAGGCGTCACCGCCTACGTCCTCCTCACCGAGTCCGCCGGGGCCTACGCCCTGGACCGCGTGCAGGCCCAGGTGTACAACCAGGTCCTCCCGCAGGGATTCGTCGAGGTCCCGGAGCACCACGCGAACATGCTCATCAGGGAATGCTGGGAGCGCTTCAACATGGTCGCCTCCGGCGTTGCCTCCGGCGTGCGCGTGGACATCGACGAGGCCACCGCCCGCGTCCTCGCCGCCGTCAAGGAAGGAGCTGCCAAGTGAACGCCATCACGTCCCAGACCCCCGACGATCCCACGCCGCAGCCCATCGGCTGGCTCACCCCCCAGGTCCGCCGGTACATCTACAACGTCACTATCGCCGCCCTCGGCGTCGCCCTCGTCTACGGCGTCGTCGATGGCCAGCACGCCGCCGCCTGGGAGGCCCTGGCCCTCGCCGTGGTGGGCCTCGCCCGTGCCCACGTCCCCACGGGCGGCGCCGAGTGAGCATGGTCCCCGAGGTCATCGGGGCCGTCGGCGGCCTCGGCGGCCTCGGGGCCCTCGTCACCGGCGTCGCCTCCCTGCTGGAGGCGCGCCGCGTGCGCTCCAGCGTCGAGCCGAATCATGGGAGCTCGCTCGCCGACTCCATCCACCGCGCCGAGGCTGCCATCGCAGAGATCCGGTCCGACGTGCGCTCGCTCGATCACCGCCTCGGCTACGAGCTCGGCGAGATCAGGCGCACCGCCGACCTCGACCGCGCCGACTACGACGCCCGTCTCCGGCGCCTGGAGGCCGGTCGTCGCTAGGCGGCGCTCTCCACGACGGCCCGCAGCGACTCATCCGCTATCGCCAGGTAGCGCAGGGTCGTCTGCGGGCTCTCGTGCCCCAGGACCCGCTGCACGGCCACCAAATCGCCCGTGCGCTCATACGCCCGCGTCGCGAACCGGTGCCGCAGGCTATGCATCGTCACCCCCGCTGGCAGCTCGCGCGCGACGATCCGGCCCAGCCACCCAGCCGAGACGTGCCCGGCCTCGGCGCCCGGGAACACCCACCCCGGCCCCCGCCCGGCCAGCTCGTCCGCCAGCTCGTCGCCGATGGGCACGATCCGGCGTTTGCCGCCCTTCCCGTGCACGATCAGCGACCAGCCCCGCAGATCGTGCACGAGGTCGCTCGTGCGCACGCGCGCCACCTCGCCGCGACGAAGCCCCAGCTCCGCCGCGAGCCGCACCGCCAGGCGCACCCGCCAGTCGTCGGCCCGCCGCCCTCGGATGACCGCCATGTCATCGGCTGGCCGGGGCGCTGGAGCGCTCGCCCGCACCGTCGGAATCCGCGCCGGATCGACCCCCACAGCCCGGCCCCGCCCCGCCCACGAGTAGAAGCCCGCGACCGACTGCAAGGCACTACGCCGCGTGTCCCGCGCCCACACCCGCCCAGCCGACCACTCGATCACATCCGCCGTATCGACCTCCCACGGCCCGCGCCCCACCGCGCGGGCGAACCGCCGCAGCCAGTCGATCCGCAGCCGCACCGTCGCGGGCGACCGCCCCGCGCCCAGGAGCGCCAGCCTGTAATCTCCCAGCGGCCCGGCCCACCCGCCAGGCACCGGAGCTTTTCGTGTAACCATGTGCGCCACCATGCCAGCCTTCACCCGTCCCCGCAT